CAGCATGACTTTGATTATTCAAATGTAATAAGCGATACTTGGAGAGAATTTATTAACTACAACACTAGTAAGTTATTTAAAGATGAACTAATTAGAGCCTTCCGTAGTGGTATTGTTGAACACTATAACACTACAAAAGGTTTTAAAGAAGACCTTTATACAAAGTATATTAGATCAGATGTAAGTCCAAGAATGTATCCTAAAAAAGGAACTATCAGAATGGAAATGCAATTTGTTGCTAATGCTATTGACAATATTCAAATTAGAACACCACACGTTGATCAGGCTAAAGAATTATTTGCTTGTCTATTTTATTTTAAGAAACCTGAAGACAAAGGAACAGATGGCGGACTAAATGTATTTAGAAATACAACAGGTAAGCAATGGCGTAGAGTAACAGGACGTGAAGCAGTAGACGAAGACATTGAAGTAGTAGATCATATTCCTTATGCAAGAAATACTATGGTATGTTTCCTTAATACTGTAAACAGTTTACATGGTGTTACACCAAGAGAAAATCCAGATACAATTAGACGTTATATTAATATTGACGGACACGTTGAGGAAAAACTATTTAAATTTATCGATTAAGGAGAAAGGATAGTGACTATGAAAGCAGGAAAAATTTGGGGACAAACAGAATTAATTCACGCCAATGGTGTGCTAGAATTTCACCGTATCGAATACAAAGCAGGGTTTAAATGTTCGGAACATGAACACAAATATAAATGGAACGGATTCTTTGTTGAATCGGGCAAGATGCTTGTCCGTGTTTGGCAAGATGATCAAGGACTAGTTGATGAAACTATACTTGGTCCAGGGGAGTTCACGCAAGTGAAACCCGGCAAAATTCACCAGTTCGAAGGTTTGGAAGATGGAGTCGCTTTTGAACTTTACTGGGCTGAATTTAATCATGACGATATTGTTCGTCGAACAGTAGGCTCCGTAGTAACAAAAGGAAAGAAATAATATGTTTACAAAACTACTAGAAGGTGTAGATAGAGCACTAGTAACTAAACTAGTAATCCTACACACACTAGTAATTGCAGTAAGTAATTACTTAGTAACAATTAGATTTGATCTATTTCCAGGTGCAGACTTGCCCTTGTTTGGATCATTTCCACTAGCGGCGGCCGCATTCACATTCCCGATTGTAGTCGTAGCAACTGACCTTACAGTACGTATGGTTGGTAAAGAAGCAGGTCGTGCTGTTGTAGCAATGGCTATTATTCCTGCTATTATTGCCTCAGTCCTCGTGCTGTTAGCATTAGATGATCCACACGCATACAGAGTTGGTTTTGCAAGTGGTACTGCTTATGCTATTGGTACTATGCTAGACGTATATGTATTCCAGGCAATTAGAGAACGTTCTGACGCATGGTGGGCGGCTCCAGCGATTTCAACTATCGCGGCTAACATCATTGACACATACTCATTCTTTTATGTGGCGTTTGCAGGTTCTACAGATGCAGAAGGCAATCTATCTTGGATTGGTGCTAACTGGCACGTAGTTGCACAGAACAATACACTGACTAAGATCGTTGTAGGACTAATTGTATTCCTACCAGCATATGGCTTACTACTTCAATACTTAAGAAGCAAATTCAAAGTGAAGTAATGGCTAAACTAATTCCGGGCGAAGATTTGATATACGAACGTGTAGACGATGTAGTTTATGCTCGTTATGCGAACCGCCCGGAAATAGACCGTTGGGTTGTTGGCGGTAACCCACAAAAGAATTTATTTGAAGATTTCAATCAATGGATGGATATTATAGACGCTAGTAAAAATTATCCAACTTTAAGAAAAGCACTTGACAAAGTTGAAACAATATGGTATACTATAAAAGATGAAACAGAAAAAGAAACTTCCACTAAATGAAATCTTTATGGCCATGGATATGAATGCCAAAGGTGCATTCAAAGAATGGTCTGATGAAGAACGCAAAGAATTAAACTACTGGCTACTAAACAGGTATGCTAGTTCGGTTGCAGGAAATAGAGATGCTCAAGAATGGGCCATTGTTGCAACTAATGAATATTATAATAAGAACTGGAATGTTCTAGGTACTAAACACCCACAACTACAATGGCAGTTATTATGTGCAACACATAACGCACAGGCTAGTCCAAGGAGACATGAGTGGTTAGGTTTGAAATCAAAAGGATCTGATAACAAAGCAGTTAAGTTTTTATTAGATCGTTTCCCTAATATGAAAAAAGATGAGGTAGAACTCCTTGCTAGAATATCTACAAAAAAAGAACTCGAAACGTATGCAACCGATCTTGGATTTGAAAAGAAAGATGTCAAACTCTGATAAACCATTTGTTTGTCCATACTGCAACAAAGGGTACACAAAAGAAAAGACTCTTATTGTTCACGTATGCGAAAAGAAAAGACGTGCTTTACAAAAAGATGAAAAGCGTGTACAGTTAGGCTATCTTACATTTAATAGATTTTATAAACTGTGTCAAAAAGCAAAAGAAAATAAAACTTATGAACAGTTTTGTGATAGCCAATACTATAATGCATTTGTAAGGTTTGGATCTTTTTTAAACAACGTAAGACCTTTGTATCCTGAAAAATATATAGACTATGTTGTTACTAGCGGTGTTAAATTAGATCACTGGTGCAGAGAAGAGATGTATGAAAAGTATGCACTAGAATTAATTTTAAAAGAAGATGTTACAACAGCACTAGAACGTAGTGTTAAAACTATGATGGACTGGGGTGATGATAATGAAGCACGATGGCAAGATTATTTTAACTATGCAAGTTTGAATCGTGTAGCACAACATATTAAAGACGGTAAAGTGTCGCCGTGGTTAATACTAAATTGTAAAAGTGGACGTAATATGCTTGGCAAGATGAATGACGAACAACTACAAATTGTAAGCAATGTTATGAATCCAAACCACTGGGCAATTAGGTTTAAAAGACACGTAGCAGATGTCGAACTCGTAAAAGAGATCGTCAAGGAGAGCGGACTATGAGCAAGGATGAAACTTTTGATTCAGTAACTCCAAAGCCAGGTAACGATTTTCAACTTGTAAGTAACCATGTTGGTCCAAATGGTGAAAGCGTTGATAGAATATACGGATCACCGGCTAGTGGAGGACATATGAGATTAATGCAGGCAGACTATACACAATACAAAGGTGGTATAACCAAAAAATCTATTATCAAAAAAGATACACATGGTAATAACTTTAGGTCTTTTGTTTATGTTACCGATGACGGTAGATGGTTTGATAGAGCAGGATTACCAATTTCAAAACCAAATGAGGTTGACGAATCAACAGAATGATGTTAGTATATAATAATGCCTGATATTGATATAGACTTTGCAAACAGAGATATTATCTTAGATAAGATAGAGCACCGTGTGGCAAAACTTTCTACAGGTAAGAAACATAATACAGGAGTGTATGTAACAGAATGTCCCCATAACCCGATTGACAATGTTTCAACTATTGAATATGAAGAAGCAGAAGAAAGAGGATATTTTAAACTAGATTTTCTTAATGTTTCGATATATAATGATATAAGAGATGAAGCACATCTCGATCACTTGATGAAGAAAGAGCCACTATGGGATTTACTCACGCACAAAGAATTCAGCGACAAATTATTTCACGTCGCAGGACACAATACAGTCTTACAAGAAATGAAACCATCGAACATACAACAACTAGCCGCAGTACTAGCAATGATACGTCCGGCGAAGAGACATTTGATTGGACAACCGTGGGATACGGTGATGAGTCAAGTGTGGACGAAACCAACTGACGGCAGTTATTATTTTAAAAAGGCACACGCAGTTGCTTATGCTCATGCAATAGTTGTACACATGAATCTGTTGTGCGAACAATTAGAAAAGGAAAAAGCATGACTACAGAAGTAACTTTCTTTACACAACATGAAGAACTAAAAGAAGCAATGCCACCAGTGCCGGCAAGTAAGTATTGGCCCGAATGGTTTAAGAACCAAGGCGGCGCAAAGAACTGGTCACTAGGTTCTGAAAAGAACGGCATGGCACCAGATGGTAGTCATCAAGACGGATACCAAACAGTTAAAAGTTGTCCGGCAGTACTAGATGTATTGAATATGGGATATGTTATTCCGTTATGGTGCGACTACAAAGTTAAACGTATTGAGAAAAACGAACATTGTCCACAAGGCATTGTTTGGCGTCTGCCGGCAGGAACTTTTAACAATATGTTCGGAGCGGCAACACACCCGCATGAACAGATGGACGCTTATCCTTTTCCACCTGATACATTTGAAGGAACGTTTAAGTTACTAAACCCGTGGCAAGTAAAAACTCCTAAAGGTTATAGTTGTTATGTTTGTGCTCCGCACTACAACAAGCACGGCAACTTAGAAGTTTTAAATGGCGTTATTGACACAGACATCTATCATGAACTACACGTAAACACTTGGTTTACTGCTCCACTAGACGAGGAAGTATTGTTACCGATGGGTATGCCTATTGTGCAAATAATTCCTTTTAAACGTGAAGACTATGAGATGAAGGTTGAAGTGGGAGATCATCGATCAATGCATAATCGAGTTACACAGTTTATACACAATGCTATGTTTAAAGCACAGCACTATAGACCTAAACTAAGTCCGAAATACTACAAGTAATTATTTTTTAGGTTTGCGTACTAGTTGAACACTTTTACGTTTTACCCTCTTTACTGCTAAGTTGCCTAAATTAACAACAGGCCCTGCTGTTACCTTTACATCTTTTGTATTCATGGTCATTAAGCAATGTCTAAATTTTGGAAATTCTCTAGGAAGAAAGATACTGATCGGTATTGTTCGGTTGCTTTCAAACCACCAAGTTTCGCCCATGTCTAAGAAGTGTTGCTTCTCAACATCTGTAGTTAAGTCTGTGTATACGTACATACTTGTAACGTAGTTGTCTTGATTGTTTATGATCCCGATATATTCATTGCCCCCGTACTGGACAATGCTTAGGAATGGAAATTTTTCTTCTATATCTTTTAATAGCATGATTCTTTTTTAAATAAATACTGTTATGCAGTTAACATACAGATATTTAGCAACCAACAAAGCCATTCTCTCAGTAGATTTGGCTAGCAACATTACGGAGTATAAACCAGTGTACAGTAGACATTTACAGGTATATAGAGGTATTGACAATACCTTAACCTTTGAAATTAAAAATCACGATCAAAAATCTTTAAGTATTTTAAACACATACACACCTAAGTTTCAAGCATTTGATTCTAACGGCGATATGATTATAGAACGTACAGGAACTATTTTAGAAACAACTACTCCAAGCAAAGTTGGTCAATTTACTGTAACAATTACTGCTAATGATCTGTTAAATGTAGAACATCAATTTGTTAGTTATAATGTACATCTAATGGATTCAAATAACAATAATGTACTAACGTATGCTAATTCACATTTTGAATCTGCAGGTACAATCCAAATTGTTGCTAATGCTTTTCCTGGACCAAGTGACCCGCATAGTGTTTCAACATTTAATGAAACAGGTGTTGGCACAGGAATCTTTTACAGTGAAGCAATAGATGCCCATCCGGCAAAGAACGGAAACGAAGCATTACATACTGCCGCTGTATACACTACAGGGTTTCAAGGCGATGTAACTATCCAAGGTACTTTGGATAATCAAGTTAGTGGTGCAACCAATTGGGGCGATATCACAACACTCAATTTAAATAATCCTACACAACCAGAATACGTTAACTTTAATGGAGTGTATTCACATCTTAGAGTTAAAATGGAAAACAAAGTTTCTGGAACAATTGATAAAATTTTAGTCAGAAACTAGTTGACTTTATACTAAAGAGATACTATACTATATAGTATGAGTGGTCTAGTATATGAAACAATCTTATCGCACCTTCCGCATAAACGGAAAACAACCCCTTCTGGTTGGACATCGTTCAATGCACCTTGTTGTGTGCATAATGGAACGTCAGCAGATACTAGACAACGTGGCGGACTAATTAAAAATGGTGATGACGGTGTAAGTTATCATTGCTTCAACTGTGGATTCAAAGCAAGTTGGAATAAAGGTAGAAAACTATCTCACAAGATGCGTAGACTACTGCAATGGCTTAATGTTTCCGATGACACTATTAATAAATTAGCATTGGCTGTTTTACAATTCCAAGAGAACATAGACCACTCTCAAATAGTAGAACTGCCAAAGTTTAACGAAGTGCCACTACCTGATAGTGCAAGACAAATCAACCAATGGGACGATTACAAGGCACTAGAACCAACAGGTATGGATAGTAATCTTGTTAAAGTGTTTGAATATCTTAGAACAAGAAAACTAAACACAGACGATTATCCGTTTTACTGGACGCCTGAACTTGGCTATCGTGATAGGGTAATTATTCCTTTCTTTTATGAAAAGAAAATCGTAGGCTGGACTGCTCGTACTATTTTACCTAATAAACAACCAAAGTATCTAAGTGAACAACAACCAGGATATGTTTTTAACTTAGATGAACAAAATTACAATAGACTATTTACTGTAGTTGTTGAAGGTCCTATTGATGCTATACATATTGATGGCGTAGCACTAATGGGTAGCGAAGTCAAAGATCAACAGGCTCTACTACTAAAATCTTTAAATAAAGAAGTAATACTAGTACCTGATAGAGATGATAAAGGTAAACAATTAGTAGAACGTGCAATAGAATTAGGTTGGTCGGTTAGTATGCCAGACTGGTCTGAGGACGTAAAAGATGTAAACGATGCTGTTGAAAAATATGGTAGAGTTTATACTTTGCATTCAATTATAATGCAAAAAGAAACTAATGAGTTAAAAATTAAACTTAGGAGCAAACAATGGTTTGGTTAAAAAATATCATTACTTGGCCTGTGCGTCAGTTCAAGAAATGGAATGAAAACAGAAAATTTAAAAAGAAGATTAAAGAACTACAAAAGAAAGATCCGTTTATCTATAAATGAGTTACAATGTACTAAGACCGTTCGGTCCAACAATATATAAAAGTAAACTAACTGCTGACGAAGTAGTTTGGTTACAGGAAGTTGCGTTAGAATCTGCAAAACGCAAACAGCCTCGCGGTCACGAACTAGCAGGCAATATTGCTGAACAGTACAAGGGTATATTTAACGATGATCAGAAGTTTGGCTTTATGAGATTTGTACATACTCATGTAGCAAACTTTATGTCTGAAGAAATAAAAAGACAAAACGAATATGTTATTAATCCTATGAACGATGAAGTTGATTGGGAAACTCTACGTTTCCATCTTGCTACAGGTCCTTGGATTAATTTTCAAAAAGCAAACGAATTTAATCCTATACACAGTCACAATGGTATGTTAAGTGCAGTAGTGTATATTGATGTGCCAGAAGAAATAAAAGAAGAAGCAAACGATGGGTTATTAACAAACATGAGATGCCCTGGACAGATTGAATTTGCTTACGGCAGTGACGTATTAGGATCATCAGGAACACATAAAGTGATTCCTGAAACAGGCGATGTACTACTCTTTCACGCAGGATTGAAACACACGGTTTATCCTTTTAAATCTGATGTCACAAGAGTAAGTATGTCTTTTAATGTATTTGACATCAGTTACGGAAAGGAGGCAACTAATGAGTGAAATTAAACAAGGAATATTTAATTTACTTAAACGTTTAATTGCAGGAAGTTCGTTAGGGTTAGCCGTAGTATATACTGTAGGACATATCGTAATTGCAATGTTTTGTAATAGATTAATCACAGGCGCCGCACTAGAACTTGCCGCAGTCGATGCCATTGTAGAACCAATCGTAAATGGAGTTTGGTTTTATATTTTACATTCGGCATATAAAAAATATCAACAAGGAGTAAACTAAATGTCAACATTAATACCTATGGTAGTTGAACAAACAAGTAAAGGCGAAAGAGCATATGACATTTATAGTCGTTTGCTTAAGGATCGTATTGTAATGCTTAACGGACCAGTAGAAGATGTTATGGCTAATTCAGTTGTAGCACAGATGCTGTTCTTAGAAAGTGAAGATCCAGCAAAAGCAATTAACTTGTATATTAACAGTCCAGGTGGTCAAGTAACAGCAGGTCTTGCTATCTATGATACTATGCAGTATATTAAATGTCCTGTGCGTACTATTGTAATGGGCCAAGCGGCATCGATGGGGTCATTCCTAGCACAAGCAGGGGAGCCAGGACATCGTATTGTACTACCTGAATCACGTACAATGATTCACAGAGTAAGTTCAGGAACAAGAGGTACAGGCGGTAGTGTGTACGTACAAGAACTTGAAATGGAAGATAACATTAGACACTTACAAGAGTCTAAACGTATTAACGAACGATTGGTTGAGTTGTATGCTAAACACAATTCAAAAGAAAAGACATACGAGGAACTGTTAGAGACAATGAAGTTTGATACTTTCTTGTCAGCACAAGAAGCAGTTGACTATGGTCTTGCTGATCAGGTTGTGGAGAAAAGATAATGATTACTTGGGGAATGGTAGGTAACAGTCACGATGCATCGCTGGCTGTTTTCAAAGACGGGTTTTTAGTTTGGGCAAGTACCGCTAACAAGTTTAGTGATGTGCCAAACGATCCTAAACATTCCCCAATACAAATTCAAACAGCAATACAAAGTTATGGCAAGCCTGACTTAGTAGTATGGTATGAAAAGCCTTTGTTAAAATCATTTAGACAATGGCGAGCAGGCCAAGGCAGTTTCTTAAGTTGTGTAAAAGAAAATAATATTGAAAAGTATCTTGCAGACTTAGGCATTGACTGTCCTGTAAAATATATGCAACACCATCATAGCCATGCGGCATATGGTTACTATACACAAGGCATTCCTAAAGCAACTGTCATGTGTTTAGACAGCATTGGTGAGTTTGAATGTTTTACTATTTGGTCTGGTGATTCTAATAGAAAACTAAAGAAAATTTATTCACAAAGTTATCCACATAGTATTGGATTATTTTATAGTGCTATGACAATGCGTTGTGGATTTAAACCTAATGCAGAAGAATACAAAATTAGTGAAGCAGGAAGAGATATTGCTATTACAGAAAACTTATCATTAATAAATGATCTAATCAAAACATTTATCGACGGACCGTTAGATGGATCTAAACCAGGTGTTAAGTTTAAACACAACCTACACAAAGGTTGCCAATGGTATAGACCTGACCTAACTACAGAAGATGATATGAAAAGACTTGCTAATGCTACTCAAAGTGTTTTTGAAATGATTGTTAAGTCTAGTGCTAAATGGTGTACCGAAAACTTACCAAATCGGGATTTAATTGTAACAGGCGGTTGTGCGTTAAATAGAGATGCAATGGACCAACTAAGAGAAACATGGAATAGTGTATATGTTCCACCTAACCCGGGTGACCCAGGAAGTTGCATTGGCGCTGTATTAGCAATGGATAAAAAGACTATTGACTTTAACCCTAACGTATGGTATAATAACTAAATGAAGCAAAACGTTGACTACGGATTCGATATCCAAAAAACATATTTAGAAATGATGTTAAGTGACGCAGAAACATTTGTGCGTTGCCAAGGTATCTTTGATCCAAGTTTATTCGATAGAAAAATACAACCACAAGCAGAGTTTATTAAAAACTTTGTCAACGAACACAACACACTTCCAACAGAAAAGATTGTAAACGCACAAGGACAAGTTAAGTTTGAGATTCCAACAGGACTTAATGAACAACACTATGATTGGTTACTAGGTGACTTTGAAACATTTAGTAGACACAAAGCACTAGAACGTGCAATACTTGAAAGTGCTGACTTGCTTGAAAAAGGTGAGTATGGTCCAGTAGAACAAAAAGTAAAAGACGCAGTACAAATTGGTTTGCAAAAAGATCTAGGACTAGATTACTTTGCTGATCCTAAAGGTAGACTACAAGGACTAAAAGATAACAACGGACAAGTAAGTACTGGTTGGGAAAGTTTAGACAAGAAACTATTTGGTGGATTTAACAAAGGTGAACTAAACATCTTTGCAGGTGGTTCAGGTGCAGGTAAATCTTTGTTCCTAGCAAACTTAGGTGTTAACTGGGCACTACAAGGAATGAACGTAGTTTACTTAACACTTGAATTGAGTGAGAAGTTAGTTGCTATGCGTGTAGATAGTATGACTACAGATATACCAAGCAGAGAGATTTTTAGAGACTTAGATAATGTTGAGATGAAAGTCAAGATGATTGGCAAGAAGTCTGGAGCATTTCAAATCAAATATATGCCAAGTGGTAAGACTGCAAATGATATTAGAAGTTTTATTAAAGAGTATGAAATTAAAACAAACAAAAAGATTGATGTATTGTTAATTGACTACTTAGACTTGTTAATGCCAATTGGACAAAGAATTAGTGCAGAGAATTTGTTTATTAAAGACAAGTATGTATCAGAAGAACTACGTAACCTAGCAATGGAATTAGGTTGTATCTTTGTTACAGCATCACAGTTGAACAGAGCATCTGTAGAAGAAATTGAATTTGATCACAGTCACATCAGTGGTGGATTGAGTAAGATCCAAACTGCTGATAACGTGATCGGTATCTTTACAAGTAGAGCAATGCGTGAGCGTGGACGTTATCAAATACAGTTAATGAAAACAAGAAGTAGTAGTGGTGTAGGTAGTAAGATTGATTTAGAATTTAATATTGATACACTACGTATTACAGATCTTGATGACGATGACGATGCAGGATATTCAAATAACTCTAGTCCAATCATGAGTACACTTAAAAGAGGATCAACAGTAACACAAGATTTAAATCCAGATGAACCTAAAGATCCAGCACAAGGTACTACTGCTCCAAAAGTAAGAGCAGAAACAGACAGTACTAAACTTAGACAGTTCTTAAATAATTTAGATAATGACGAGGAATAAATGCGTAAGATATATTTCTTCGGTGATAGTTTTACCGTAGATTACGACACTAACTGGACCTGGACCAGAAACCTAGCAGAAAAACTTAGAGTCAATGGCTTGGTCAATCACAGCATGATTGGTACTAGCAATGATTGGATCTTAATGAAGATTAGAGAATCGTTAAGTGACATTACCAAAGACGACATTGTTGTAGTTGTATTAACAAGTGTATATCGCTATTGGTTCTTCAAAGACAAACCAGAACTATCTAACTACATGATTAGTAATTGGGATAACTTTGCAAAGGAAACAAATAACAAAGACGCTGTTGATGCTGTAAAGGGTTATGTTAATTACATACAAAGAGACGATTTAGACGCATTTAGATTTGAACATCAGGTTGCCTGGCTTAAAGGAACACAGCAACGTTACGGGTTTACCCTTCTTCTTATACCAGGGTTTACTATGCCAATTGACTATACCGATATGATTCCTGTTATAGGTGATCTAACTGCTTCAGTAAGTAACGCAGAGTTTATGACACCCAAGGACGATGAAGAATGGTATAGCAGTGGAATTGATACACGTTACAATCATATGCTAAGATGTAATCACGAGATTATGGCACAGAAGTGTGCAAACAGCATACTAACAGGACAGCCATTAGATCTACAAATAGGATTTAACAGACACATACTCAAAGGTCATGAAAGACTTACACACAAAGAACTAGGCTCTAAACTTATTGCTACTAGCAACGAGTTATATGGAAATGAGTCTAAACCTACTAAATTTACCCATTGGCTTAAAAGTTAGATAAATATACTTTTAGTATGCAGAGAGTTACCAGGCAAACTAAAAAATATACTATAGACGGCACAGCGATGATTGATGTCGAACTTGTTGCTATTATGGAACAAGCACTCAAGGATTACTCCAGTAAAAATAGATATGTTGTTAAAGTAGATAACGACAGATGGGATCCTAAACATAAAACAGAGTGGGCAAATCACATTCGGACTATAGACCATTGGAACCCGTTAGACTATAGATACCTTCCTAGATCAGATACATTTGTATTCTTTCGAAAGAAGAACAAGACACGGTTCGGACAGCCTCACTAAATTAAGTTCTAATTGTGTTGTTCTTGTGTTGTAATATAAGTCTTTAGGGCGTGTACACACTCCACTAAACGATCGTATTGTTCTTTATGAAATGGCTCTGCTGTTTTGATATACTGTTCGCTATGGTGGTCAATAAGTTTACACAAGTGCTGTATATGAATTTGATAAGGTTTACGTATACTATCCCAATCAGACATCGACTCTCCATTAGCAATCTCTTGTATTTAGTTATTACAAGACTCAGGAGCAAATACACATCCTAGTGCATCTGCTATACCTTTAAAGTTCGGAATGCCTGGTTCTTCAAGTGTACTATCTTTATCTTCTGCTACTTGTTCTTGCGGTTGTGGATCTAGCACACGATCAATTACAGGTGCTTGACCGCAACCTTGTAGTGCTATACTCACAAGTATTACAATCAATATAAGTGCTACACGTATTTCCCATTTAGTATTCATGAACATTAGTTATGCCTGTAGATACACACATTAAGTGGATATAGAATAGCCGCGGAGCGGAAAAGCCATTTAGAGCGTAGCGACCGCGGTAGCGGTGGAAAGCCATTTAAGCAAATCGGTGCGGTAGATTTTAGATCCGCGAAGCGGTAGCGGTAAAACGCTAGAAAACGGAGCGCCGGAATTTGGCTCTTTAATCCGAATGCCTACCTCTTTTTCACCATGCATTTAAGACGTCTTAAACGTATGAAAATCACCCCTAAATGGCTCTTATTTTGCATTTAAGCATCTTTGTAGTACTTTGCCCTATCTGACGTGTGTATGACGCTTATATTGCGTTTAAGACGCCTTTTTAAGTGTGTGCTATACTTCGTTGCACACCGTTCAGACTGCACACGGGGCGATGGTTAACCCTATAAATAAAACGGAGGTACTATTATGTTAAAATGGTTAAAATCGTTATTTGGCAGTACTGTACAGGAGCCTCTAGTATTGGATAAACCTGTAGAGACACCGCGTAAACTTAAACGTGCTGAACTTGCTAAAATGACCAAAACACAACTAGAAGACTTGGGTCGTGTTCACGGTATAGAACTTGATCGTAGACAAACCAAAGACAAACTAGTAAAAGAACTATGGCCTGTAGTTAAGGCTAATCAATAACAAAATTTTTCACTTAAATTTTTATAAGAGCAACGGGTATACGTATTATTATGTGTACACCCGGATTGCTCTTTTTTTTGACTACCAGTTGTTGGTAGATTTAGTAGACTGATGTCCTAAGATTTTATCTTTGTTAGGACCATGCTTTACTACATAACCAGAAGTACCATGACCATTTATTTCCACCTCATGACGAGCCTTCCATAATTCCATTTCTTTCTTTTTACGTAGTTGTTGCTCACTGTATTGCTTGAGCATAAATGAGTGTCTATCCATGTCACCCTCCTTGTTAAAGTTAGGTGCGTTCCTTCGACATAGTGTCTACTTCCAAGCGTGTTGCTCGAACGTATTAGTATTTAGCATAGCAGGTATGTGTTTTGGGTATATTATAGGCTTGAACTTATTGGTGCTTCGGGGTCGTTCTCTACAAGCAGGATGTCAAACGTTGCTGTAACTCTAGCATTGTTACTTCTAACT